CAGACTCTGCAAGATGGCGACAAATCTGTCGTCATGAAGTTCACCAATATTTCTGACGGCACAGGCGAATCCGCCGTAAAGAAGGTGGACGTTTCCGCGCTTCAAGCCCAATCAGGCACTGGTGCCGCATGCACCGGAGTTTCCATTCAGCAAATTTGGTACGATTGCAGCGGAATGACCGTAGACCTTTTGTGGGACGCAAGTACAGATGTAGTCGCTTGGACACTTAGCGGCTATGGATTTTTTGACTTTAGGTCCTGCGGCCCAATCATCAACAACTCGGGAAGTGGTAAAACAGGGGACATCATGTTTACCACTACGGGTCACTCAAGCGGTGACCGTTATTCAATCCTGTTGAAGATGGGCAAGAGCTACGAGTAATGCCTTTTAAGAGTGATAAACAGCGAAGGTGGATGTTCGCCAACGAGCCGGAAATGGCTCGTAGTTGGGTGTCCAAAAAAGCTGATGGGGGAGAAATTGTAACCCCCGGAATGATAAAGGCGTCTGTTAGAAACTCTATGAAAGACCTGAGGCGGTTTTCGGAAAACAGGGCAAAGGGCCGCATAGGTAATGGCTCAAAAATGCCTTCTAAATGTGTAAGCAATCAGCAACTTGCTAAACAAAAGTTTAAGGACAACTGATGGCTACAACTAAAAAGAAAAAGCCCGCGAAAAGGCAGTTAACAAAAAGACAAAAGGACACCCTCGCTAGGCACGCCAAGCATCATACAAAAAAACACATGGCGGAAATGCGCCGTCGCATGAAAGCGGGCTCAACCTTTACAGCTGCGCACAAGGCGGCGATGAAAAAGGTTGGTAAGTAATGGCTACCTCGGGAACTGCAACATTCAACCTCGACATATCAGAGGTTATTGAGGAAGCCTTTGAGCGTTGCGGCCTTCAGTCGAAAACAGGTTACGATGTCGAGACGGCCAGGAGGTCTTTGAACCTTCTTAGTCTTGAGTGGGCGAACCGTGGTCTAAATTTTTGGTGCGTGGAAGAGGGGACTGCAAGCACTGTTGCGAGCACCTCGACGGTGACGCTTCCTGCCGACACAGTAGACTTGATTGAATACTTTATTCGCGACGGAACAGGCACTAGCCAAAACGACTTGCCGTTGTCTCGCTTTAGTGTGTCTCAGTATTCAACGATCCCCAACAAAAAAACAGAAGGCCGCCCAGTCAATATTTATGTTGATAAGCAGCGGGCCGCTCCTGTCGCGTATTTATGGCCTACACCTGACAAGGTGTACACCTTTGGTTATCAGCGAATTAGAAGGATTGAAGACACTGGGTCGGTTGCTTCTACAAACCCAGATGTTCCTGCGCGTTTTTTGCCTGCACTAGTTTCTGGTCTCGCGTTTCGCATTTCGCAAAAATACCCTGAAGCCTTTCCTCGCTCTATGGAGTTGAAGCAAGAGTACGAGTTTCAGTGGGACCTTGCGCAACAAGAAGACCGAGACCGGGCTTCGGTGCACTTCGTGCCTGGAGGATACTAATGGCACGATTTGCCACCGGTAAATACGCTTTTGGGTTTTGTGATCGCACCGGATTTAGATATAAGCTAAAGGACTTGGTGCCTCAGGTGAGGGCGGGTCGCATGACCGGTTTAATGGTTGGGCGCGACATGCTTGACGAGGACCAGCCTCAAAACTTTTTAGGTAGGCTAGGCGATTATACAGACCCAGAAGCGCTTCGTGACCCTCGTCCAGATACTTCAGAAAATGCCAGCCGCAGGCTGTTTGCTTTTGATCCCGTTGGAAACGGAAACGCAGACACCTCGGGCAACCTTGTTGCGCGTGCGGCGGTTGGGAGTGTGACGGTTACCACATGAACTATACCGAGCTGACAGCAGCGATCAAGGACTACACAAACAACACGGGCACGGACTTTAGCAACGCGATACCCACGTTTGTAAAGCAGACAGAGCAACGCATATATAGGTCGGTAAACCTACCAGTAAACAGAAAGAACGTTTCCGGCACAATGACAGACGGAAACACTTATTTGGCGATGCCGTCAGACTTTTTGTTTCCGCTTTCCCTTAGTATAACCAGTTCTAGTAACCAGATTTTTTTAATAAACAAAGACGCAAACTTCATTAGATCTGCTTATCCCAATGCGTCTACAAAGGGTACACCTAAGTACTACGGTGTATTTGCGAGCGACACGTTTATTGTCGGCCCGACGCCTGACTCAAACTACACAACAGAACTGCATTACTACTATATGCCAAACTCCATCGTAACAGATGGTACATCTTGGCTTGGAACCAATGCGGATACGGTTCTTCTTTATGGATGCCTCGTAGAAGCCTATACCTATATGAAGGGTGAGGCTGATATGATGCAGCTGTATCAACAAAGATTTAATGAAGCCCTACAGTTGCTGAAGATTGAGGCTGAAGGGCGCATGACTACGGATGAATACAGAGACGGCACTATTAGAATGAGCGTAGCCTAGTGTTTGACCTTGACTCTGGCGTAGGAAGCGTGACCGTCACGACAAGTGTGGACGGCAACCTGGGCCCTAGCCATTGGGCGGAAAGAGCCGCCGACACCATTGTTTCTGTTGGGAGCAATGCCCACCCAACTATTGCCGAACAAGCCAAGGCGTTTAAGTCGTATATACACAAGGCCATTCAGTACTATATGTGGGAGGCGGTCAAGGAGGACCGTTCTAAGGTTATTACCCTGCTGAGGTCAGCGGGTCACAATGATTTAGCCAACTCAGTGGAGAAACTATAATGGCTATTACACAGGCAATGTGCACTTCTTTTAAAAAAGAATTGCTGGAAGCAAAGCATAATTTTTTAAATAGTGGCGGCGACACCTTTAAGATTGCTTTGTACACCAGTGATGCTTCACTAGGTGCCAGCACCACAGCGTACACCACAAGCAATGAAATCAGTGGTACAAACTACACGGCAAAAGGAAACACCTTAACAAGGGTCGATCCCTCTACGAGTGGCACAACCGCCCTTACTGACTTTGCGGATACCTCATGGTCTACTGCGACGTTTACGGCTAGAGGTGCTTTAATTTTCAACGAAGACACAAGTGGCGACACCTCTGTCCTCGTGCTGGATTTTGGTGCAGACAAGACAGCTACGGCTGGCACGTTTACGATTGCTTTTCCTGCGGCTGATGCGAGTAACGCAATTATTCGCATAGCCTAAAATGGCAAACGTAACAGGCTGGGGCCGATCCACATGGGGCTCCGGTACTTGGGGTGAAGCTGTACCTGTTGAAGTAACAGGTGTAGCGGGTACAAGTGCAGTAGGATCTGTCACGGTAACAGGCGATGCCAACGTTACCGAGACAGGTGTAGCAGGAACTGGTGCGGTAGGAAGTGTTACCGTAACGGTAGATGCAAATGTTGCTCCTACAGGTATAGCAGCAACAGGCGCAGTAGGAAGCGTCACAGTAACAGGAACGGCAAACGTTACTGCGACGGGATCGGCTGGAACCGCTGCTGTTGGATCAGTAACGGTTTCAGGTGACGCGGGTGTTTCAGTTACAGGAGTATCTGGGACAACCGCGCTAGGGTCGGTATCGGTTACTGTTGATGTTTCGGTTTCTGCTACCGGGCTTGCCACGACTGGTGGCGTTGGGTCAGTAACGGTTAGTGTAAATAACGAAGTAAGTGTTACTGGTGCATCAGCAACTGGCGCGGTAGGCAGTGTTGCTGTTTCAATACCAGTTTCTGTTGACGTGACTGGGGTGGCAGGAACAACAGAGATACAAAGCGTAAATGTATGGGGACTAATAGATGACTCACAAACACCAAACTGGGCAGTGGTTAGCGACTCACAAACCCCCGGCTGGTCAAGTGTTAGTGACTCACAAACCCCTAATTGGTCAGAGGTTTCAGACTCACAGACCCCTAGCTGGTCAAGTGTTAGTGATTCGCAGACCCCGAGCTGGGAAGCGATAGAGACATAACTACGGAAAGTAAATATGGGCACATATGTAAATAATCTGCGGCTGCTTGAAATTGCTACAGGTGGCGAAGATGGTACTTGGGGAACTAAGACCAACCTAAACCTTGAGCTTATTGCCGACGCTTTTGGTTCGGGCACAGAGGCGATTACAACGAACGCCGACACCCACACAACCACGATTGCGGACGGTGCGGCTGACGAAGGCCGAGCGATCTTCCTGAAGTACACAGGAACCCTTG